CAAAAGCGGCTCGCAGAGATCCTCGCTCGGCAGCCCCGGTGAACCTCCCCGCCGACGTCCAAGTCGTCTGGCAGCCCCAGCCCGGCCCGCAGACCGCACTTTTGGAGTGCCCGGTCTTCGAGGTCTTCTACGGCGGCGCCCGGGGCGGCGGAAAGACCGAAGCCTCCATCGGCGACTGGCTCCAGCACTCTTCGACCTACGGCGAACACGCCATCGGCATCTTCGTCCGCCGGAAGCTGAAGCAGCTCGAAGAAGTCATTGCCCGCACGCACCAGATCTTCCCCAAGATCGGCGCGAGCTACAACGTCCAGCAAAAGACCTGGACCATGCCCGGCGGTGGGCGACTGAAATTCGTCTATTTGGAGCGTGACACCGATGCCGAGGAATACCAGGGCCACAACTACACCAGGATCTACGTGGAGGAAGTTACCAACTTTCCTTCTCCAGGCCCTATTAATAAGCTTCGCGCTACCCTTCGCTCTGGTGCTGGTGTGCCTTGTGGCATGCGTCTCACCGGAAACCCTGGAGGCCCCGGACACCTTTGGGTGAAGGCGAGGTATATCGACCCGGCGCCGCTGGGGTACAAGATCATCACCGAGTCGGAAGTGCTCGAAATTGAGGGGCAGAAGGTCGAAATCAGCCTTGATCGCGTATTCATCCCGAGCAAGCTTGGCGACAACGCGCTTCTGCTCCGAAATGACCCGACTTACGTGCTCCGTCTCCGGCAGTCTGGCTCTGAAGCCCTCGTCCGTGCCTGGCTTCTTGGCGATTGGTCCATCATCGACGGCGCCTTCTTCCACGAATGGGACGAAGAAAAGCATGTCGTGCCGGAAGAGCCCGTGCTGCGGATCCTGCACGCAGGAATGACAATTTTCCGAGCGATGGACTGGGGCTCATACCGCCCTTTCAGTGTTGGCTGGTACGCCTACCTGGACAAGCCTTATGAAGTCGCCGGTCGGGTGCTTCCGAAGGACTCGCTGATCAAGTTCCGAGAGTGGTACGGAGCCAAGGGCCCGAATATCGGCCTGAAAATGGATGCTCCATTGGTCGCTCAAGGCATCCGCGACCGGGACCAAGTGCTCCGTAAGCTCGGCCTGCGCGTCGACCCAGGTGTCGCCGACCCGGCAATCTTCATCCGAAACGGCGGACCAAGTATCGGCGAAATGATGTCTCTGCACGGAGCCGTTTGGCGGGCAGCGGATAACAAGCGGGTGCCGGGGGCGCAGCAGGTCCGAGCTCGCCTTGCCGGCGCAGAAGGCATCCCGTCGCTCTACATCGCCGATTGCTGCACCGACACCATCCGCACGATCCCGGTGCTGCAGCACGATGAAACCGACCCGGAAGACGTCGATACTGAAGGCGAAGACCACGCCTACGATGAGCTGCGGTATGCCTGCATGTCCCGGCCCTTCCATCGCCGGGTCGTTCAGCCGGCAGTTGCGCGCTATCCGAAACTCCCAGGCGAACGTACAATCAACGAACTTGTCGAACAGCTTCGGCGCAAACGCCTAATGGCTGAGCAGGACTAATGCGCGAGCATCCGATTCGCTGGTATACCGGTGTGCCTCCTGTGGAGGCTTTTGGTACTGTTGACGGCAAGGGTACGCCGGTGGTGATCAATATCCAGTCGGATGCCCCACATTACCTCAAGCCGGATAACACGGTCAAGCGGATGCTTGGTGAGGCCGCGGTTACCCTGACTGACGGTGCGACGATTGCTATTGATGCCAGTATCGGCGGGAACTTCAAAGTCACGCTTAGCGGGAATCGTACACTGGCAAATCCAACAAACCTGGCTGACGGGCAAGTTTTCAACGTCCGCATCAAGCAAGACGCTACTGGTGGACGGACGCTTGCTTTTGGTAGCAAGTACAAGTTTCCTGGCGGAACTGTGCCCACACTTACCGCTGCGGCAAATGCGGTGGATTTCATCTCCTGCCAATACGATGCCGGAGATGATACGCTGATTGTCGTGATGAACAAGGACTTCCGGTGATTGTTGGGCCGGCGTTCTTCAGCAGCCCTGCGGAAGTCGGGGGAGACCCTTATTACGGCGACACTATCCTGATAATGAACGCGCAAGAACCTGACGGTTCCTCGACGATCCTGGATACAAGTCCCTACGCAAATTCGCTGCCCGGCGCTTCGGGAATGACCATTTCTGGGCAGCTTGTTCGTTTCGATGGCGTGGACGATTACCGCGTGGCCGCCATAGGCTCTGAGTGGGATTTCGGGACTGACGATTTCACGATAGAAGTGATCGCAGATTTGGCAAGTTTGCCGGCATTGTGGACGCTTCTTACAAACAGATCTAGTTCTTTTTCCATGCCGGATACTGGGTTTATCCTCATTGGGAATAGTTCTGGTGCTCTGCAAGCTGTAGCATGGGGGCCTCCGGTAAATTTCGCCGCGGTTGTAATTGTCAATATCGTAGCCCCGGCCAGCACCGTAACTACTGGACTGCACCATGTCGTATTTCAGCGAGCTGGCTCGGACTGGACTTTAGGGTTTGATGGAACTTCTGTAGGTACAGCTACCAGTGCCGCAGCAATGGGGTATGACCCTACGTTCGGCCTTAGTGTCGGTAATGACTTCTCAGCAGGCGGGCGCTTTTTTCACGGCGGCATGCGGGTGCGTGTAACACGTGGGGTTGCTAGATATACATTCCCCTTTACGCCAGATTTTTCTGCCTGGCCCGATCCAACTTAATTGCTAGGGATTGACATGGACATGACCGCAGCCCTCGCTCCCGAAAACGCGCCTTTGCGTCGGGAGTACGACCTCTACAAGACCTGGACCGAGGAACTCGCCCAGGCCCTTTCGCGGGAAAAGAACTATCGCAAGGAGGCCGCTGAGGTCGTCACGCTGTACGAAGGCGACAAAGAGCAGGAAAACCAGTACAACATCCTGTACTCGAACACCGAGACTCTTGCGCCGGCGCTGTACAACTCCACGCCTCGGCCGCAGGTCCGTCGCCGATTCAAGGACAACGATCCGCTGGGTTTCGTGGCGGCTCGCACCGCACAGCGACTGCTAGAGTACCAAGTTGACAACGGATCGCTCGACTACCCGACCTTTGACGACCTGATGAAGGTTTCGGTGCTCGGCGCACTGGTACCTGGCCGCGGTGTCGTGCGGTACAGGTACCACGCCGAGTTCGAGGCCGTCAAGAACGAGCAGGAAGCCGAGGCGGCGGAGGCTGCGGGCCTTGCCGACCCGGGCGAAGAATCCGAGCCCAAGGAACACGAGGGTAAGGAAGTCGTCAGCTACGAGACGATTTGCGGTGAGGCTGTCCCCTGGGATCGCTTCCGGCACGGCTACGCCTTGCACTGGCGCGACGTCCCATGGATCAGCTACGAATACGAGATGACCAAGGTCGAGCTGGAGCGGAACTTTGGTCAGATGGGCGTTTTGGTTGAAGTCGGCGACGCCGTCGAGGATGCTGACCACGACCCGCAGAGCGGCAAGCCGCAGAAGGTCAAGGGCGTCAAGACTGCGCAAGTGTTCGAAATCTGGGACAAGGTGACGAAGAAGGTCATCTTCATCAGCCCCGGGTTGCCGGATCGAATCCTAAAGGAGGTCGATGACCCGCTGAAGCTCCAAGGCTTCTTCGACTGTCCGGAACCGCTTCGCTTCACTCAGCGCGTCAAGGGGCTGACCCCGACGCCGCTCTACAAGTACTACAAGGAGCAGGCTCGGGAGCTGAATCGCGTCACTGCACGCATCCAGAAAATCATTTCCGCACTTAAGGTCCGCGGGATGTACGACTCCCAAGTCGAGGGCATCGAGAAGGCCCTGGAACTCGACGACAACCAGCTCATTCCCGCTTCCGGCCTCGCCGCACTGCAAGGCACCGGGCAAGCCGCTCTAGAAAAGGCCCTCTGGCTCTTCCCGCTCGACAAGCTCGTCGCGGTCCTGCAGCAGCTCTATCTCCAGCGCACGCAGATCAAGCAGGTGATCTTCGAGATCACTGGCATCGCCGACATCATGCGTGGCAGTACGCAGGCGAGCGAAACCCTCGGCGCGCAGGAGATTAAGAACCAGTGGGGCACCCTGCGGCTGAAGCGCGCGCAGAAGGAAGTTGCTCGCTTCGCCCGGGACAGCCTGCGGATCATCGCGGAAATTGCGGTGAACAAGTTCGCTGCGGAAACCGTCTCGAAGATGACCGGGCTGGGCTACCCAACCTTGGAGCAGAAGCAGCAGGCTCAGGCCCAGCTTCAGATGCTCCAGCAGCAAGCTGTGCAGGCTCAGGCCCTCGGCGACCAGTCCGCTATGCCCCCGCCGCCCCCGCCGGAGCTGATGCAAGCGGCCCAATCCCCGGCTTGGGAAGAAATTCTCGCTCTGCTCCAGAACGACCTCGAACGCAGCTACCGCATCGACATCGAGACGAACTCGACTGTTGATATCGAAGCCACCGAGGACAAAAAGGACATTGCCGAACTGCTCAACGCCATGAGCCAGTTCTTCTCCGGCGTCGCCCCGATGATGCAGAGCGGCGCTCTGCCCTGGGACGTGGTCAAGTCCATGCTCCTAGCCGTCCTCCGCCGATTCCGTTTCGGCGACGAGCTGGAAGAGCAGATCAAGGGCATGCAGGCTCCCGCCCCGCAGCAAAGCCCGGAACTGCAAAAGCAGGCCCAAAAGCTGCAGGAAGAGGCTCGACAACTCGAACAAGAGCGGCAACAATTCGCGCTCGATGTGCAGAAGGAAAAGGGCGCACTGGACCTCGAACGCAAGCAGTTCGACATGGAGAAGCAATTCGCGGCAAAGGAACTCCAGATGGAGGCTAAGTACGCGACGCGGGAGCTGGAAACGACCGCGAAGCAGCATCTGGAGAACTTCGAGATGCAGCGCGCCTCCGTTGAAGAGCAGCTCTCCCAAAAGGAAGCCGCTGTCAAGGACACCGAGGCTCGCGCAGCCGCTGACATCGACGGCAAGAAGCGGGAGGTTGAGCAGGGCGGGAGCCAGCTTGTCCAGGCCCAGCAAGCCATTGCCAAGCTGCTCGAGGACCTGCAAAAATTTGCCGGGGAGATTGCCAAGCAAGGTAGTCAGCCCCGTCCAACCAAAGCCGTAAAAACGGGTGAAGGAAAGTGGGAACTTCAGTAAGGAGCACAAAGTGATCTTCACAACCTACGGATACTTACCGGAAGACCAAGTCGAGCTGCGGCCGACCGCTACCGAGGACGAAGACAAGATCGTCACCCGGACGGACAAGTATCTCAAGTCCACTGGCGAGTGGGTCGGGAACGACCTGCATGTCCACCTGAAAAAACCACTGTCCCTGGAAGTTGCCCAGGGACAGTTTTCCTGAGGAGCCGCAATGGCAAATACCCAAGGCATTGGGGCAACCTTCAAGCAAGCTGCCCTTGGAGCTGTCATCGATGGAAAGGCGCTCAAGGCCGCGCTGTACCTTGCTTCGGCCACGACCGGGCCAGCGAACAGCGCCTATACGGCCACTGGCGAGGTCTCCGGGACAAACTACGCTGCGGGTGGGGTGAGTGTCACCAACGCCAACAGTGCGGGCTTGACCAGCACAACTGCGTTCTGGACGCCCAGCGCGAGCATTGTCTACACGAACGTTACGCTGACAACTGCATTCGACGCCGTGATGATCTACAGCACCACGGACTCGAATCGCAACGTCGGCGTGTTTACCTTCGGCAGCCAGACCGTGACCGCGGGCACGTTCACGCTGACCATGCCTACTAACGACGCCACTACCGGCCTGGTCCGCTTCCAGTGAGGTTAGCATGATTCAGCGCATCTTTACTTTTGCGGCGCTGTGCGTCGCGGCTGCAGGTGCTGGCGGCTTACAGCGGCGGAACGCTGCAAGCCACGGCGTCGACGATCCGGCTTCAGAACTGAGGACCTGAGCATGGCCACCTACGCCGAACTCCTGACCATCGCCACCACCAACGATGCGCTGAAGCAGAAGATCAAGGTCGCGTGCATCGTCGCGTGCGACGTGATCCGGACCGAGTCGGACGCGACCGCGAACCACGCGGCGCGCCTGGACTGGGCGCGCGCCACGCTGCAGGATCCGGACCGTGCGGCCTCGCAAATGGTGCTGGCGGTGCTGGCGCAGAACCGGGCGCTGACGACGGCCCAGATCACCGGCGCGTCCGACGCCGACGTGCAGACCGCCGTGAACGCGGCCGTCAACCTGCTGGCGGCCTGACCATGTCGAAGACGATCACGGGCCAGGTGCTGGTCAGCAGTGCCAGCAACGGCGCCGGCAGCACCACGCGCGGCCGACTGGATTGCTCATCTGCCGATGGCGGCATGATCCGCTGGGCCATCACCAACGGCGGCACGGGGCCGACGGTGCAGTGCGAAGCGCGCGTGCTCATCGCGCGTAAGCAGTCCAGCATGCCGGCGGCCGCGAGCGAGGGCACCGGCGACGACGACTGGAAGATCGTCGCGCGCATGGGTGGCGGCACGACGGCCAGCGCAAAGACGCAAGGCTCTTACCGCTTCGGGCCCGAAGTGGCTTACATCGAAATCGAGTTCACCGGCAACACCGGCCAGGCGGTGACCGTGGAGTGCACGGGCGACACCTACTCGGTGTGATCGATGGCCCAGCGCCCCATTGAACTGCCGTGGCTGCGGCAGCCGACCGAGCAGGCGGGGATCGACTGGTCGAACCCGCTGACCCGCAGCCTGGTGCGCCTCGTCGCGTGGCGCGGTATCGAAGCGGTCGATCTCGTCACCGGCGCCGCGCTGAATCGGGTCAGCACGGGCTTCGCCGCCGCCGTCTTGAGCGACGGTGAGGGATCGTCGAACACCAACGAAAGCTCCTACTGGGAGCTGCCGATCACGACCGAGGCGCGCAACAGCCTATCGATGGGGTGGGTCGGCCTGCACAGCGGCGGCAGCGTGCCGATCACGGTGCGCGACTCGTCGTCGGCGTTCGGCACGATCCTGTTTTGGCGCAGCGGCGGCGGCGGCTGGCAGACCCGCGCTGGAGGCACTGGCGGGTCGGTGGACATCGCGGCCGCAGGGGCGTTTGCGATCGGCCGGATCTACGCGGCGTGCACCTCGATCGGGGCGTCGACCGCACGCGTGCACGTCGACGGCGCGCAGGTCACGAGCGGCAGCACCAGCGGATCGAGCGGCATTCTGCTGAGCCCATGGGTCTTGCACCACAACGGCGCCCTTTCGGGCGCGGCACTCGCTTCGTCGCTGCTGCTGGCGGTCTGGGATCGAGATCTCACCGCTACCGAGGCGCAGTCCTTCACCAGGCGGCCGTGGCAGCTCTTCAAAGACCAAATCATCTGGGTGCCGGTATCTGCTACGGCCGATGTTACGGTTGCTCTATCAGGCAGCTCTGTTGCTGCTAATGCGGGGGCACTGACCCCTTCTACCTCAGTTGCTGTTTCCGGTTCTGTGTCCGCGGCCTCTACTGGCACGCTGGCCCCGACTGCAAGCCTTGCACTCACCGGCTCATCGGTCACAGCGTCTTCCGGGACGCTGACGCCTTCGCTGTCTGTTACGCTTTCAGGTCAAAGCGTCACCTCGTCTGCCGGCACGCTCACGGCCAACACTGGCAGCGATGTCACCGTGGCGCTGTCTGGTGCTGCGGTCACGGTCAGCGCAGGCACGATTGCCCCGTCTGCGACGGTCGCTCTGTCAGGAAGTGCGGTCACGAGCGCGGTGGGGACGGTTTCACCCGGCTTATCCGTTGCTCTGAGCGGGGCATCCTCAACTTCCGCTGCCGGCACGCTAACCGCTTCGACAAGCCAGGATGTCACTGTCGCCCTTACCGGCTCCGCGGTCACAGTTTCTGCCGGCACTCTAACCCCTAGCGGTGGTGACACTCCCGCAGTCAATCCCGGCTGGGGCGGCGGAGCTGTCGGCGGTGGCGGCGGCAAGGGTCTGCGCGAGCTGACCGCCCGCATTGCCAAGGACGCCGAAGACCTTCTCGAACGCAAACGAAAGGCACCAAATGCTCAGATCAGCCAACCAGCAGCCCTTGAACCAGCACCAGCCCCCACGCGGAAGACAAGCAGTCGAAGCGCAGGAAGCTCGGAAAGCGCTGATCGAGTCGCGGCAGAACCTGCCGTGCCCGGTTCACAAGCAGAAGTCCTGTCTGAGCTGCGCTCGCTCCGCGGAGCAGTTGAAAAGCTCGAAGCTCTAATCCTCGCTGACCGTGAGGAAGCCCGCAAGCGCCAGGAGCAGGACGAAGAAGAGGCAGCAGTGGTCAAACTCCTGCTGAACTAGCCATGCCACTCTACCGCTACAAGTGCCCGACCTGCTCAAAGCAGGCAGACCTCTTCCGCAAGATTGACGAGCGGGACCTGCTTGCGTCGTGCGGCCAGTGTGGCTTTGCCATGAACCGGCAGCTTTCCGCCCCTGCGGTCCGCGGGGACTACGAGGGCTACGCCTGCCCGATCACCGGTGCCTGGATCGAAGGCCGCAAGGCCCACCAGGAGAACCTCCGTCGGCATGGCTGCCGGGTGCTTGAGCCCGGCGAAAAGGACGAAGTCATCCGCCGAAAGGCGGCTGGCGAAGCGGCGCTTGACCACTCAATCGAAGCAACCGTGGACGAATTCGTCGAGACCCTGCCCACGGCCAAGAGAGAAAAGCTGATCGCCGAAGTCGAAGGTGGTCTCGACGTACAAGTTGTAAGGAACTGAAATGCCTGGGGAAACCGAAGTCGAATTCGACATGGATGGTGCGCTGGAGGAGATCAGCTCCGGCTTCAACATGGGAAACAGCGATGGAACCGATCGAAACAGCGCTAACGATCTTGGCTCTGCTGACGATAGCCCTGCTGATAGGACTGGCAGTGGCGATACGCCAGGCACAGAAGGACTGGGAGAGGGGGCAGCTGATGGGGAGCACAGTTCCCTGGGAGCACTCAACAGTTCCGATGGAACGGGACTGACTGAGCATACCACCCCACCAACCACATGGCGGAAGGAGGCAGCGGAGCTCTGGGCGAATCTCGATCCGCGTGTGCGGGCAGAAATTCACAAGCGTGAGGCGGACATCTTCCGGGGGCTTGAGACTTACAAGTCCGACGCTACCTTTGCCAAGGGCATCCAGTCCGCGCTGGCCCCGTACAAGCACCTGATTGACCAGTACCAGATCGACCCGGTTAAGCAAATCGGCGGGCTGGTCAATGCCCACTACTCCCTGGCCACGGCCACGCCCGAACGCCGCGCTGAGATGTTTCGGCAGCTCGCCAAGGACTACGGCGTCTCGCTCGACCCGCCAGTCGATCCCGAAAACGCGCCCTTTGTCGACCCGCAAGTCAAGGCCTTGCAGGACGAAATCAGGGCGCTACAATCTCGCCTCAACGCGGAGGATTCGCGTCGCCTCTCGGCGGTCAAAGCAGACACCGAGAGAGAAGTTGCAGCCTTTGCGGCCGATAAGGCCAATCCGTACTTCGACGAAGTGGCGAACGACATCGCGCAACTTCTTCAGTCCGGGGTGGCAAAATCGCTGAAGGAAGCCTACGACAAGGCAGTTTGGGCCAACCCGATCACTCGGCAAAAGGAAGTCGAGCGAATCGCGGCGGAGAAGGCGGCGAAAGCCCTCGAATCCAAGGCCAAGCATGCTGCCAACGCTCGACAGGCAACCGCGGCGAACGTGCGCACCAGCGCCAAAACGGGAAGCGGAACGGCTCCCTTGGGCACGATGGACGACACGCTGCAGCAAACTCTGGCGGCGATCAACAGCCGCGCAGCCTGATCAACCTGACGGACACTCAAGGAGCCATCCATGCCGTCCCCGAATGCAATCTTTACCGAGCTTGTCTCGACCACCTTCCGCAAGCACTCGAAGGAGATCAAGGACAACGTCTCGAAGAACAATGCCCTCTACCGCCGGATGGTGGAGAAGGGTTCGCCCAGGAAGGAAGACGGTGGTCTGACCATCGTTGCCCCGCTGGACTACGCGAACAATACGACTTACCAGCGCTACAGCGGGTACGACGTGCTGAACATCGGCGCGAGCGATGTGATCAGCGCGGCTGAGTACCAGTGGCGCCAGATTGCCCTGAACGTGGTGGCGAGCGGTCTCGAGCTGCGCACGAACAGTGGCGGCGCGAAGATCATCAACCTCGTCAAGGCCCGCATGAAGAACGCCATGCGGACGTTCAAGAACAACTTCTCGGCGGATCTGTACTCCGACGGCACGCTGCCCAACCAGATCGGCGGCCTGCAGGTTCTCGTGTCCGATGCCGGCACTGGTACTGTCGGGGGTATCGACTCGTCGACCTGGACGTTCTGGCGCTCGCAGGTCCAGTCCGCCGCGGCTCCCCTGCAAGGTGGTGCCGGTATCACCCCTGGGCCGACCACGATGGAGAGCCTGATGCTCCCCCTGTGGTTGCAACTGGTCCGCGGTGACGACAAGCCCGACCTGATCGTCTCTTCGAACGACTACTTCACCTTCTACGAGCAGTCGCAGACCTCGATCAAGCGCTACACCAGCGATGGTCGCGCCGGTAAGGCCGACGGCGGCTTCGTCGAGCTGAAGTACAAGAACGCGGACGTCATCTTCGATGGCGGCAGCGGCATCCCCAATGCCCGCATGTACTTCCTCAACACGGACTACCTGGAACTCGTCGTGCACACCGACGCGGACCTGGCCGTCATGGACGAAATGAAGCCGTACAACCAGGACGCCGCCGTCGTGCCGGTGCTCTGGATGGGCAACCTGGTGTGCAGCAACCGCAGCCTGCAGGGCGTCCTCAAGGCCTGATGGAACTCGGGCGGGTTATTCTGCAATAATCCGCCCGGACCTCAACCCCTCGACAAGGAACTTCCATGTACCAGATCACTTCCCCCTTCATCGGCGGCGCTCCGATCACGCTGGGCGGGCATGCCGTCAACACGGTCGCTGCGCATCAGCCCGGTCTGATTGTCCCCGGCACCAGCAACTACTGGGGTCCCGGCGAGTTTATCTACGCCAGGGCCAACGGCTCGATCCGTGCGTTCGGCCTGTGCGTCATCACCCCGTCATTCGACAGCACCAACAACCGCTGGAACTACAACGTCACCGAAGTGCCGAACACGGCCAACCTTGGCCGCACGCTGTGCGTGTCGATGGCGGTCATGTCCTCCGGTGACTACGGCTGGTTCCAGATCGCCGGCATGACCCCGGTGAACTGCTCTGCTGCCGTCGCCGCCGATACCGCCTTCGGCATCGCCGCCGCTGGTCAGGGTGGCGCGAACTCCGCCGGCAAGCAGGTGCTCAACGGCCGCATCGTCGGGGCCTCGACCATCACGGTCGCCAAGTCGAGCTGCACCGCGGCCAACGCTAGCAAGCTGCTCCAGGTGCCGAACAGCGATGGCTGGTTCGTCGGCGCGTACTTGTCGGGCACCGGCATCGCCGCAGCCACCACGGTCACGGCCATCGACCCGTCGGGCCGCTTCGTGACTCTGTCGGCCGACACTACGGCAGCCATCAACGGGACTGTCACCGCGACGTATAACAACGCCACGGTGTACTTCAACGTCGCGCTCCTGAACCGGCCCTTCGCCCAAGGCTCCATCACCTGATTGACCGCCTCCCCAGGGGCGTTTCCGGGAGTGGCTCCTGCCCTCCCGGCCTTTTGGGGAGAGAAGAGTCGCATTCCAACCACCTTCTCTGGGGAAGCTCAAAATGCTCGCATCAGCCGATCGTCCGCCCTACGTCCAGTTCGAAGTCCAGTCGGTCGAAGACCGCGGGGCGTCGCTGCAGCAAGGTCACTACATCACCAAGGATGTGGTCTTTGCCGTTGTCACGCCAGCGGGCAGCAAGGACCGCATCCCTCGACAAGCTGACGATTGGTTTGCCCAGCTCGAACAGCAGGTCCAGGAAGGCCGGTTCCCACGCGAGTGGCTGAACCACTACAAGGCGGCCTATGATGCCTTCAAGTCCGACCGGGAGCCCCCGCTTCACGGCACGTCGATTCGGTACCTGACCGTGCTGAGCCCTGCGCAAGTGCAGCTCTGTCTGAACTTCAGCGTCCGGACAATCGAGGACCTCGCTGCGGCAAACGAGGAAACCCTCGGTCGGCTGGGTATGGGAGCCCGGATGCTCAAGCAAAAGGCCATAGAGTGGCTGGAAAGCTCGAAGACCGTCGGTCAGCAAGTCGAGAAGATCACGGCCCTTCAGCAGCGCAACACAGACCTCGAAGAGCTGGTTAAGATCCAAGGCGAGAAGATCACCGCCTTGACGACCCAGGTCGAAGCCCTGACGTCGAAGAAGTAAGGAACGGTCATGAACTCGACGATGAAGGTTCTCATCCAGACGTTTTGCCAGCGTCGGGGAATCCCATCGCCGAATGCCGTTGCTGGGAGCTTGGACCATCAAGTCAACCAGCTCCTTGCGCTTCTGAACGAGGGTCTCGAAGACATCGTCGATCGCTGGGATTGGCAAGACCTTCAGCGCGAAGCAGTCTTTGTGACCGTTAGCGGCGAAGACCAAGGCGCAATCACCACCATCGCGCCGAACGGCTTCCTTCGCATTTTCAACGAGACGATCTTCAATCGGTCGCTGCGACTGCCTATCTTCGGGCCGTTGCGGAAAGACCAGTGGCAAGCGCTCAAAGCCTTGCCGACCACCGGCCCCTTTTACAAGTACCGCATCCGCGGCGGCCGGCTGCTCTTCAACCCGGTTGGCGTTGCCGGGCAGACCTGCGCTTTCGAGTACCAGTCCAGCTGGGCCGTCGCCGTAACCGGCCAGACCGGTCCGACCAAGACCTACTTTGAAGTCGACAGTGACACCTGTATCTTCGACGACAAAGTTATCTTCGCTGCTCTGTCCTGGAAATGGCTCAGCGCCAAGGGTCTGGACTACGCCGAGGAGTTCCGCAGGTATGAAATGCTCGGCAATAACGCCGCTGGTCGCGACGCCACCAAGCCCCGCGTGGACATGGGCGAAGCCTCCAACCGTATGGTGCCGGGAATCTGGGTCTCGCCAGGGAACTGGCCACTGACAAGCTGACATGCTCGAACCAGCACTGCAAAAGGGTCGCCGCGGACTGCAAAAGTCCATCATTCGCACAGTCCCGGCACCTGTCGGCGGCTGGAACGCGCGCGACCCTCTTTCGGCGATGCCGGCAACGGATGCCGTCGTGCTGGAGAACTGGTTCCCGCGGGCAAGCTCCGTAGACCTGCGGCCGGGGGCGACGGATTACTCAACTGGCTACGCGACGGCGCCGAAGTATCTTGTCGTTTACAACAGCCAGACAACGCAGAAGCTGTTTGCATCCACCGACACAGCAACTTACGAAATTACTTCTGGTGGGGTTATCGGTGCCTCGGTTCTTGGGCATGCAATCAAGGCCTATGCGAACGTGACTGTTGCCGGTGGGTCGTACCTCTTCGCGGCCGAGCCCACCGGCGGCGTGCAGCTGAAGATCTACGACGGCGCGGCCTGGTCTGTCGCTGCGATCACCGGCATGACCTTGAACACGGTGGTTGGCATCGCCGTCGCAAAGCGTCGTGTCTGGTTCTGCCATCGGCAGTCTTCAACGGCGTACTACCTTGCCGCAGGGGCTATTGCCGGCGCGGCCACGGCGTTCCCGCTGGGGCAGGTATTCACCCGCGGCGGGACGCTTGTTGCTATCGGTAACTGGACTCTTGACGGCGGCGACGGTCAGGATGACTACGTCGTGTTCGTGTCCAGCGAAGGCGAAGTCGCAATCTACAAAGGCACCGATCCGAGCACTTCGGCAACCTTTGCCCTTGTCGGCGTGTTCTACATCGGCGAGCCGCTGAACTACGCGTGCCTGATGAAGTTCGGCGGGGATTTGCTCTACTTGAGTCAGAATGGTCTGTTCCCGCTCTCGAAGGCGTTGCTCTCCTCGGCCATCAACTACCGTTCTGCGTTCACAGCGAAGATCGAAACGGCCTTCGCCGATGCTGTCAGCCGCTATTCAGTTCCGACAGTCTCCGGCGTGAACAATGATCAGTGGTCAATGTGCGTTTACCCTACGGGGAACTTCCTGCTGATCAACATTCCGATTACTTCGACCTACTCAGTTCAGTACGTCATGAACACCATTACTGGTGCGTGGACTACGTTTACTGGCTGGGCCTCGACGGCGTTTGAAGTTTTCCAGGGTCGGCTGTTCTTCACTACCCCGACGGCTGTTGCCGAAGGTTGGGTCGGAATAGACGACTTTGGCGCGAACATCACAGGACGGGTGCAACAAGCCTACAGCAACCTCGGAGCTCCTGGAAAGAACAAGCATGTCGAGATGCTGCGCCCGATCATGGAGATTACCGAAGCAACAGAAATTCGGTACAGCCTCAACAGCGACTACGCCCCGGCGATCAACTACTCGCTGACCCAGCTCGACGCCGCGACCTTCTCCTTGTGGGGTACGGGTATATGGGGCACTGCGCTTTGGGGCGGCTCCGGCAGCCGGATTGTCCGCAACTGGGTCACGGCGTTCGCCAGTGACGGCTTCGTGTACTCACTCGGCGTGCAGCTGTCGACCAACAAAGCCGGTGTGAAGTGGATTTCAACTGACTTTGCCTACAAACCAGGCGGAGTTCTGTGAGGACGGCATGGCTTACGACAATGTAACGAATGCGCTGACGGCTCAGAAATTGCCGGACATGCGCACGCAGATAATGAATCGGTGGGGAAGCAACCCCAACTGGAATAATCCTAGTGTTGATCTAGCAGGAGACTTGGCGCGGCTGTTTGAGGCCAACGGCATCAGCGACCTGTCGAAGCTCAACTTCAAAAAGCGCGAGTACGAAACCCCAGTGCAGGAGTGGGAGACCGAAAGCGGCACGCAGCGGACGGGGGGCAGCAAGCGCACCACGTTTGATGTCCTGTACGGCGACCAGAACCTCGGATTCCTCGGCGACATCAACCGAGACGGCTCGCTGTCCAAGCTAGCGAAGGACTACCTCGCTGACGGCAGCGGCCCGCAACTGACCGACCGCGGCGACAACGGTCCAATTATTGGCTGGTCGTCCAGAGGCAGCGGTCACACCAACTTTAACCTCGTCGAGAACCCGCAGACGGGCGAAATCGTTGTAGCGCCTACTTGGGGATCGTCCAAGACAAATACATTTAACGACATCCGAGGCATCGGAAGCATTCTCGGGCTTGCTGCCGGAGCCTATTATGGATTGGGCGCAGGTGCAGGTGCAGGTGCAGGTGCGGGCGCAGGCGCAGGTGCTGAGCAAGTCGCACTGATGGCCGCCAACGGCATGACCGATGCGCAGAGCTGCTGCCCTCGGGTCTCAAGGTGCGCAAGCTGCAGGCCTCGCTGGGGTCGGGGGCGGTGCCGTCACTTCCACGGCAGCCTCCAGTCCGGGCCTCTGGGACACTATCAAGCAAGGGGCCAGCTCCCTTGCAAGTTCCGCCACGCAGGGCGGGGGTGGGGGTGGGGGTGGGGGTGGAACTTCCTGGGCCGGCGTCGCCAAAGATGCCCTTCCTCTCGTCGGCGCCGCTGCAACCCTTGCTTCTGGAGGTTCTGTGACTACTCCCGCAAGTTCCCGATTACGTCAAGCAAGCCATTGCCACCGGCAACGCCGGGAAGTACAACGAGCAGACGCCCTACGGCACTGTCACCTGGTCGCTCCGTCCTGGAGCTGATCCGGCGAACCCGCAGCCAGGCGACTACATTCGCTCGACGAACTTCTCGCCGGAGCAGCAAAAGCTCTACGAGCAGAACACGGCGAATCAGCTGACAGCCGGACAGGTCGGCGGGCAGCAACTCGCCGACCTTGGCCAGGGACGGCAAGCCGTCCAGGATGCTCTCTACCGCCGGGCCACGCAGTACTACGACCAGAACTTCGGGGATCAGGAAAATCAGCTTCGCACTCGACTGGCCAACCAGGGCCTGAACGAAGGCACGGAAGCCTTCGAACGGGAGATGCGCAACTTCCGCCAGACCCGCGATTCGGCTTACTCCGACGCGACTGACCGGGCGATTGCCGGCGCGGACCAGCAAGAAAACAACGCGGTCGCTCGCATCGTCAACATCCTGAACATGTCCAAGGCCACCGCGCCGACCAGCGGAAACAGCGCCGGTGGGGCAGGTACAGACTTGCTCACCGCCGCGAATCAGGCCTACACTGCAAACCTCGGAGCTTCGAACGCCCAAGCGGCTCGCGACGCCCAGCAGCAAAATGCCTTGCTCCAGCTTGTGCTGGGCGGCATGAAGTACTACGGAGGCTGATCCATGGACCAAGTGCTTCCCGAAGAGCTTGACTTTGCGGCGGCCCAAGCCGCAATGCAGCGTCGTCGGTTGGTTGCGCAGCAGCTTGCCCAGCAGGCGGCGACCCCGATGCAAGGTCAAATGGTCTCGGGCCATTACATTGCCCCTGGCAAGCTCAACGCGTTGGCGCAACTCTTGTCCGGCTTGGCCGCCGGGAAGATGGAAAAAGACCTGGATGCAAAGGAGCAAGGTCTAGCCGGACAGCGCCGCGCCGCGCTCGAAAAGGGGCTGGCGCAGTACATGGACCTGCGCAACGGCACGCCGGATCAGCCGATGGGGCCTCCAACCGAGGAAGGGCAGTTTGGAGTCCAGCCTGGAAAGAAAGCCGACCCCCGCGCCGCGGCAATTCGGGCTGTGACGAGCAGCATGCCGGAGCTGCGGCAGTTGGGGATGCTGGACCTGCAGGGGCTCGGGAAGCAGGAGGCGGAGACCTGGGGGACTACACCTGTGAAACTTGCGAACGGTAAGTTGGGTGTTGTCAGCAACCGTGGAAACTTTCGCGAGCTTACCGGAGCCCAAGCAGCGAAAAGCCGTAAGACTGTCGACGGTCGGCTTGTGGATGAGGAAACTGGCGACGTTGTGCGCGATTACCGGGAGCAGTTCAGCCCGCTGCGGCCCGTCGGGCAAGACGGAACTGGCAGACCTATTGTCGGGCAAGTTTCTCTCGACACTGGCAAGAACGTCTACCCGCCGCAGGGCACGCAGGTCAACGTTGACACGCAAGGCAACAAAGAGGCGCTATCGCAGCAAGGAGCGGTCCTCAAGGAAGCCCGCCTCCAGGCCATCGCCGCCAAGGACACTCGCTCGACTGCAGCCCGCGTCATGCAGGCTCTCGACGACCCGGCGGTCATGACCGGCTTTGCCGCGAATACAGCTACCGGCGTAGCAGCGCTGGCAAAGAAGCTCGGCTGGGACGACAAGCAGGCCGTTGGCAAGACCCAAGCCCTGGCCGCCGACCTTGCCAAAAACGTGCTGAACAACGCCGCCGCACTCAAGCCGCTGTCGGACTCGGACATCAAGTTCCTGAAGGACGTCACCGGCGGGAGCATTGCTG